GTCTGGTCGAGGATCGCAAATGTGACCAGGGCCCCCTCTTCCGTAGTTGGTGAACTAGTGATGACCATGAGCTGACCACCACCTGGTATATGGAAGATGGTCTTGCCCGCCTCGACGTCATAATCGCGCAGAATCCTAGAATTCTTAGGCAGAAGCGCTCGTACCATCCGCATCGTATTGATGTTCGCCTGGTCATGCGAAGATGCCCCAATCTGTACGAGCGGCATCGAAACCGGCTTGCCTACGCATCCGCCAGGAGCCGAGGCATCGAACCGCGCGAGCCGTACGGGTGCTAGCAGCTCTATCATGGCCAGGACAGCCGCGAATGGCGATTTCCCCGCACCCTTGGGCCACCGGCGCACCCCATGGTAGAACACCCAGCGCGCATCAGGCGTCAGTGCGTACCACCATAGTAGGAATCGCACCTGCGACTCAACAAACTCCCAGCGTTCTCCCGCATACGGCCCATCAGGCTGTCGCAGGTACTTTGTAGCCCAGCGAATTGCCTCCCATCCAAGCGTCAGCTCCGGGAAACCATCCGGTATCGTTACCAGACGGTCTCTCGGAGCCATTATTGCGTTCAATACGCTACCTCCCGGTCAATAGTGCGTGAGAACTGCCGATACCGGGACAAGCCCAACTACGAACGTAACTGGGGAGGCTGTCGCCGTAGCTGCCTGCGACAGGACGTAACCTGTGCCAGCCGTGACGCTCTTGATGATTGTGTTGGGCGGTATGCCTGGGCCAGTAATGACCTTGCCGGCGTCGGCGGCCACAGCAGCAGCATCAGTGACAGTTGTACTGCCAGAAGTCGTTCCACCTGCGGCGTCCGACCGGCCAGCTCCACTGGCGCCTAGCGAGATGACATTAACGCGGGCGTACTCGCTCGTGACGCTGGACCCTCCATAAGCCCAGTGCGGCCCGGTCACCCGGCACGCTTCGGTGTACGTCACGTTATCAGGACTCGTCTCTAGCGCCACAACACAGTCATTGGATGCGCTGGAGACCTTCATGGCGAACTGCCGGAAGGTATTGCCCGCGCCAGCATTGACTGGATTCGCCACTGCCCCGACAGCGGTTGCCGTATACGATGTCTGCATCTAACATTCCTCCTAAGCTGTTGCGACATACTTGGCTAGGTTTGCCATAACTTGTGACGACGGGGTGATCTTCTGTCCAGCACCGCCGCCCCTGGCCAGGGCCGGCTTCTTGCCCATCTGGGCGTGCGTCCCTGCCGCTAGGGCCGCGCCACGCCGGTTCGCTGCTGCGCTAGCTGCCGCTGCCCGCCGTGACGCCATCGCCGCCTGCCGTGCCTTCTGTGCCGCCGCCCGCTTCTTGGCCATCGCTGCCCTTTTCTTGGCCAGTGCTGCCTTCCTTGCCTTGGTAGCCTTAGCCCTCTGAGCAGAAGTCTTCTTGGTTGTTGCCTTCTTCGGGCCCTTCTTGACGCCCTGATACTTGATAGTCTTTGGCTTGCTCTTCTGCGACTTGGAATGCGCGACCAGCCCCGCTAGCCCGGCTATCTGCCCGATTCCAGCTGCTGTCTGAACAGCACTGCCGATACCCTGGCCAGCGCCACCAAAACCGCCGCCACGACCGCCACCCTGCGCCGGCTTCTTGCCGCCCGGCTTCTTGCCGCCCGGCTTCTTGCCGGATGGCTTGCTCGGCGGCCTCGCGCCTGCCTTGCCAGCGGCACGAGCTGCCTGCTGCCTTTCCTTAGCTACAGCAGTGGCCGCCGCCTTCACCTCGCCCTTCGAGAAATTGCTCCGAATAGCAGCCCGCTCAGCAGGAGCACTCGACGGCTCACGCGCCGATCCGAGCGCAGACGCCAGCGCTCCGCCCGACTTCCGGTGGCGTATGTGCGTGTGGCGCTCCCCGCCGAGCACCCAGCGGCCATGGAATCCGCGCACCTCGGCAAGATTGAAGTTAACCACCGGCATCCCTCACAATCCCGAGCCGTCCATGCCAGTCGACGACGGCCTCGTCAGCAGCTTCCTCATCGAGGTCCGTGACGTCCGGCTCATCCAGCTCAATGCGGTTGCGCTTCCGGTCGATGACAGTGACGCCAAGCCGCTCCGACAGCCGCAGGAACTGCGGCAGTAGACTGACCTTGTAGCTGCGAAGGTAGTGATCATAGAGCTGTGCGCATACCACAGCCGTAGCCCAGTCCGAAGCCTCATAGAAGTCAGACTGCCCCGACATCGCCAGGGAGTTGAACCAGGAACGCGCCTGCGGATGCCAGTCCGGATTGGCTGTGGGGACCGGAATCCCGCGCCGGCGGGATGTGCCCTTGGCAATAGCGATGAACCTAGGATCGTCAGCGATCCCGGTCCCCACACCGGTGCGGTCTTCAGGCTTCTTGCGTGGCGCAGGCATCAGTCACCGCCAGCCGGGCCGCCCGCAGGCTTCTTGGTGCCGGGCGGGATGACCGGCCCATCTCCTGGCTTCCACGCCTCAGGCACAACGCCAGCATTATGGCAGGTCTTGCAGGCGTGGGTATTGACCTGGCCTGTGCCCGAGCACGTAGGGCATGCCTTCTCGCCGTCACCAGGCTTCCGGTGCTTCTGTAGCTTCACGAATGGCATTCCAGGCGGCATATAATCACAACCATCCCCATGCTATGTGCCCGAGTGCTAGGACGATAACGATCAGGCAGGCCAGGATCAACAATGCGTATATGACTCGCTGCGTCTGTGGAGTCATGATGGGCTTCCCTCGCGAATGTACCCAGGATGTGGTTCCTCCGGACGCAGTCGTAGCGTACGACGTGAAGCATTCTGCGCCGAGACCTGCATGCTGGTCCGCCGCCTGTGATGCGACTCGCACAATCCGCGCAGCGCCACGAGCCGGTGGTCCCATGGTTCCCCGATGTGGTCGGCTTCAGTCGAGTCCTGGCCGCAGGGACCCTCCTCACCAGGCAGCATTCCCCACTGACATACTGGGTCCCGCGCCAGCACAGACATGCGCAGACGCCCCCACCCTTTGGGCAGGGGCGTCGAACGCCAGGAACCGCTACTCATGGCCGGGTACCTCGACCGGCGTCAAAGCAGAGGGGGAAATCCACTCGACGCAAAGCAACCATGCGGACGGGCAGGTCCCTGGTACTCGCACAGGACGCGAGGAAGCACTGGCAACGGCCGGGGTCGAATCCGCCATTTCGCCAGCCTCCTTCGGGGTGGTCCGTGCTCATCGATGAGTCTACCCGATCCGCTCACGGAAGTAAATACGCAAAACGAAAAACTTTTCTCTCGAACTAATGTTCGACTAGACTCCGGGATTCTGATAAGGTATAATAGAAGTGATGAATGGAGCAGATATGCTAACTGGTGAACTCGTAGACAAGCTCGAACCACTCGGAACAATGGTAGTCGTAGTCGTCACTGAAGACCGCAAGTTCCTGCTATACATGCGCATCACTCAGATCATTAGCCCGCGCCAACACTGGGACAGCCTCATTGAGGCTCACCAAACCGGAACACCAAAGACCGCCGTCCAGGCCGCGCGAGAACTTCGCAGGCTCGACAGCAATGGAGAAGCGCAGATCGCGTACCACGAACGTGATGATGATCTCGCGTACGTGTACTTTGATGTCGGTAAGATTGTCCCTGACAAGGATACTCATACCGTAGCAGTCCATACAGGCGAGTTCCGTACCGGCTGAAAGGCAAACAATGCCAAGAGCAATGAAAGCGAGCGACAACGGGCTCGAATCACACTACAAGGTTCGAGTAGTCATTTCTGGCGCCATACTCCACCTGGCATCATGGAATGAACCAAGAGTCACTTACAGCGACGATTCAAACGATTACGTCAAGAAGGTTACCGCTGAATGGATTAATGATCCGGCATACGGAGACACCATCGGGTACATCGATTGGCCCGAAGTGCGTGCCGTTACTTGGCGATTCTCTGAATAGCAACATGCTCCAGCTTACGGACTGGTTTGATCTAGTCCGGGCATAACGCGATACGGTAGCCCGGTACCCTTCCAAAGGAAGGTACCGGGTACCGTATTCGCGATATTTGCCGACCCAGTACCCATACAGTACCCAGTACCCATGGGTACTGTGTTCTAGGCAGCTGAATAGCATATCATTCTACCATCCTTAAACTCGATGATTTCACCATTTTCAACAGCGTTTCGTATCCGATCTAGCTTATTCTGTTTCCGCCCCTTTAGCTTGACCTGTAGTTCGCTAGCGGTAGCATAATCACGGCCATTGCCTATCGTAATAAGGTTGACCAAATCTGATATCGTAGTCTCAAAACCTACTCGATCAGAGCTCCATTCGCCAGGATTAAAGCCCATTTCGCCAGACTCTAGGCATTCGATTTCTATATCAGTAGATGAGCCAACGACCATAGTGCCGGAACGATCTTTATTGACAGTTATGGATATACTTCCAGGCATGTTTACTGCGAATGGACGTCCTGTCTTCAGCACCAGATCAACGTCGCATCCAGCCGCCTTGTCAGATGTGCCGCGACTACGCTCATCATTTGAGTGTCCGGTATGGTCCAGGATGATGACACACGGCATTCCAGACGTTGCCACAGTCCAGTTACGGACCTCGTGCGCGTCATTTTCCGACACTCCGGACGCCCCGAGGAATGTAATCTGTGAATCGTACAGAACACCATGGTACCCCGAACGCCTAAGCATTCTAGACAGCGCCCGCCCATGCTCCATAATGTCCGGTACGCCGCCGTCGAGTGCGTCCATGTAGTAGATGTCCTTCAGAACCGAATTGGTTGCACCGAGCTGCTTCATTGTCTGCTTGTAGCGAATCTGGCCCATCTCGGCGTCGAGAATAGCCCACTTCTGCCCTGCCCCAGTACGCTGGAGTACTTCCCAGTACGCTAGACGTGTCTTGCCCGCTCCAGGTGGGCCGGCTATCCTGTGTATCCCTGCGTCAAGCAACAGCCCGCTCTCGCTAAATCTAGCGGGCTCTGCTTCAGCTATGTCTTCTGACAGTACGCGGATCTTCCGGAATACACTCTCGTCCCCGCCCGAGCGTAGCTTGTCCTGCCTGTTGGCGTCCCTTGCCTTATCTTGTGACTTGTATATGTTCCTCCAGTATGCTACTGCCTGGTCTTCCTCGGCCGTGAACGCGACGACTCCGCGCAGCCCGTCGCCATAACCATTCACGCTCATCGCTGATACCTCATCACGTCCTCCTCCAGTCAGCGCTCTCTATCGAGCACACGTCTATCTCTTCTTGTTCCATGGCCGCTGCGTTCGCCATGGCTGTGTTGACAGCCCCGGCCCACTCCGACTTCAGGTTCCGCCGTCGCGCGGTATGTGAGAAGTCCCACTCGATAATGTTCAGGGCCTCTTCAAGTCCCTTGTGCCCCTCGGCCGCGTTCATGCAGAGGTGCGTGACCGCCTGGCACAGTGTATCATGGAGACCGCCCAGCATCCCGGCAACACGGACTTTACCTGCCTCATGCTCGGCTGACTTCGCCATATACCGGCACATCGGCCCCGATCCTACTCGCGCATACCACTCGGCAGTCTCCGGACCCTGCGCACGTTGCGTTACGGCATAGTCCCGAGAGGACATTAGGTACTTTCTCCACCGCAATGGCAGGACCGGCAACTCGCCTGGGCACGGTATCGTAGCAGGACAGTCCCCTTGCCACCACCTGTACACGCGCCCCGTCGAGTTGTGAATAGATGGAGCTACGGTCGCGAACCGGTGGTGATACTGCGCAATCTCTACTCCGGATCCAGGACCAAGGTCCGTAGCCCATACTTGTGACGGCTCGCGCGGTGCCCTAAACAGGTAGATCCCCGAAACGCCATCCTCCGGCATGCGCGCGGTAGTGCGCCACGTCATAGGCAGGTACCCGAGTCGGTCAGCCAGCCTCATTATCGTGTTGTGGCCGTCGCGGCCCTCATAAGCATCAACGTCTATACCAATAAAGTCCCAGGGAAGCCGAAGTCCTATGTTCGCCTGTGGGTAGCGATCTACTAGGCTGCGTAGTTCATCGTCGGTCGCATCCCGGCCCGCATGCCCCGTTACCCCTTTGACCAGTGGAGCTTTCGTGCCCTGACGAGCTACTGGTATGGTCCCTGTCCAGCCGCGCTCGCGGTAGTACCATGCCCCATCCCTAAAGGGAAACGACCTCTTCCCGCGCAGGGCTTTACTTCCGTCGCCGGGCCGGCTATACTCGGACAAGAGAGAACCCCTCACTCTCACCAGGGCGGGTCAGGGTCCACCAAGAAACTGGCCCGCCATTTTAACTGCTACTTAACCTCCCGTTTACCGGGAGGAAGTTTCTAGTATACTCTCCGTTACGTCCTGCGTCTACCCTCCCGGAGGGTATTTTTTACTGCTCTTTACTTTCCCCGGCCGGCGGGGTATACTAGGGGAGTGCGTTTTGGGTAGATTAGCCTCATCCCGGTCGCGCACCAGGCCAGCCGGACGCCAATGGCTGAATCGATCCGGCTGGCCTGCCCGGGGAGGGGGAGGAATGCCACCAAGTCACCTTCACGTTCTTGGGATTGACCCCGGCGGCACGACCGGCTGGTACCTCATCACTGTCCCGCGCGACTGCATCTTCGGAGATGGCCCATCACGCATTCTTGAGCATGACTGGGGCGAGTTCTCCGGGCCAGAGCCGCAGCAGGCAATCGAGATCGCCCGGCTCGCGCGGGAGATTCAGTCACTCGACTACCTAGTCGGCCCGGCCCTGGTGGTCGAAGCCTGGGACCAGGACCCCACATTCCACTCGACGGACTCAGAGGCGCTCAGTCCGGTTCGCCTCGGTGCGATGCTTACCCTCCTGAAGGCGCAGAAGATGCTAGGTGATTCGACCCTTACATTCCAGTCTCGCTCTCTTGCCTTCTCGACAGTGACTGACGAGCGACTCCATAGCTGGAACTTGTGGGTAAAAGGCAGCGACCATGTCCGCGCGGCCCTTCGCCATGGCATTACCGCTCTCAGACGCGCCAGAGAAAACCCAGAATTCGCCAGCCAGCTTTGGACGTACTAATGCTCTTCCCTTTTCCGCCCGGATCGGGTAGGCTAGAGGGAAGCCCGGCCGAGCGAAGGGAGAGCCTATTGAGTGCTTATCTGTCGCGCAAGTGATCCGGTAGGCCGGGCCGTCCACAGGCAGACGGAAGTGCGCGGCCCGGCCTGCTAAGACCGAAAGAGGCGGAATGCTAGAACCAGGATTTAGGCAGTGGCTTAAGGATACCGACACGGTAATCCTCGTGTGCTGGGACCTCGGGCATATCTGGGACGCGGATATCTACGACAGCATCGAGAAGCGCCCGCACGGAGCGCACCTCCTGACCGGATCGTGCGACCGCGGCTGTGGTGTCGAGCGATCCCGGTACCTTACCAGCACGTGGTCCCCGGACGCAGCAAAGAACAGCTATCGGTACCCTCGTGGGTACTCGCCGCGCGGGATTGTGGGCGTCGGCTTCTTCATGGACGCGCAGCACCGCGCAGCTATCCGCAAGGAAATAGCTCGTAGGTACAGCGCTGGCGAGGAAACCGATACCAAGAACGTCGGTGCCGTCAAGGGCAACGTAATCCAGGCCAGCTCAAAGTTCTCAGGATAGGGGAAGCAAATGGCAAAGATCTGGGACAAGGACAAGCGCGACTGGGTCGAGTTCGTGCTGATGCCTCCGGGGCGCATCCGCGTTCTCCCGCCGCCGGTACGGGAACTGCCTGATGACGACTCCTGACGTCGAGAACACGCAGGGGCATATCTGGGTCTCCAGCGAGATGACCGGAGATGGCGAGTATGCCGTCACGATCACCTTTACCGCAGATCTGGCCGTGTCCCTCCCGACCAGCAAGGCACTATCCTACGCGCGGGCAGTTATCGAGCTCGCGCAGAGAGCTGAGTATGACGCGGCGATCCTGGCCCAGCTGATAGACAAGGGCGGCCTGCCGTTGAGGACTGCCGCCGAGTACATCGCAGACAGTGTCCGGCCATTCCGGGGGCCCATAAGTACGGGAACTCAGCTATCGCTTTTGCCGGGGATCTCTTCCGACACGATGAGGCCATTTCTAAGCATCGAGCTTGACGGCAATTGGATCGGCCAGTGGACCGTAGCAGATGCCCTAGACCACGGCTACGCGGTACTCGACACCATAGCCATAACTGGCCTAGATTCCGGCTACTACAAGTCCCTGGTTGAGCGTCTCGGCGTTGATGAGAACCGCGCTCGGGCTATCGTCACCTCTATAGCAGACTTCCGGCCGCCTAGGTAGGACCCCATGACTTCCGTCCCGTGTCCGCGACCTCCCCAGAAACCGCCGTGCACGGGGCGGAGCTATTTCCCGCTACAACCGAAAGGGAACCAGTGAAGAAAACAGCAGCCATCATCGCACTAGCGGCAGCAGCCGGGATCGGAGTCAGCGCAGCCCAAGCGAACGCAGCAAGCGTCGTCGGCTCGTTCGTGGTGGCCGACAACGGACAGGGATGCTGGACAGGAGGTGGCCTGCTATCAGACGGCACCGCTACGTCACAAGGTGGTGCGTGTTCGTTCTTCATCGCGCCCGGCGTACACGAGCAGCTCAAATTCACCAGCAAGACCTGGACCAACAACGGCGACGGCACCGTTACCCTCTGCGCTACTGTAGAGCCTACCCATTCGGGCAGTGACCCGGCCGGGATCGCCCCGAACCTGGGATGTACCCCGCCAATCCCGTACAACGTCGGGCCGGTCAAGATCAACGGCACCCTCTACAAGGTGGACCTGAAGACCTCATAGCCCCCGCCCGCATGCGTCCTCCCCCGGATTGTCCAGCGTGTGCGGGCGGGCCAAGACGAAGCCACAGAAAGGAGGCGCCTATGGTTTAGGGCAGACGATACGGGTGCCATTCCCACTGAGACTGGCAGTCGTAAGGGAATGGCGTGGCAGGCCGGGACTCTCTACCCGGCCTGTCGCCACATTAGCCCGGTCAGCGAAAGCTGGCTGGGCTTTTTCACATCTCACGCCTCACGTAGCGGCAACATAGCAGTTTGAACAGTTTTTGGAATCTGTTGCGGTTTCTGAAAGCCCATGCGCCATGGTCCGCCCCGGCAGGCCCCCTGGGGGCCCTCCCCCACCCCCACCGATGGGCGCGCACGCCGCTGTGCCCCGTGCACAGCCCACCGATGGGCGCGCACGCTGCGCTGCGCCGCCTGTCGACTGCGCGCGCGGCGCGCTGCGTACCACCCCCGGGGCCCTCCTGGCCGTCCTTCCTGGGGTGCGTGCCCTGGCCACCGATGGGCCCACCGATGGGCCTCACCGATGGGCGCTGCCCTGCGAAGCAGGGCAGCCCGGCTCGCTGTGCGGCCAGGCATTCCCGCGCGGCCACGCACCCAGCGTCCCGCGTCCCGCGTCCCGCGTCCCGCGTCCTGGCCAGGCACTCCCGCGTCCCGCGTGTCCCGCGCGCGGGGCACTCCCGGACCACCCCGCGCGATACCACCCCCAGGAACCCTCCGCGCGCAGTCCGCGCGCGGTTTCTGGCCACCGATGGGCTACATCACCTGGACGTGGCACGAGTTGTTGAACACGTCGCAGTCTCCCGCGACGTAGACCAGCAGTAGCGTCTCCTCATCGAGGCACGTCACCGCCTGGATCTCGCTGGCCGGAACGTAGCGGTAGTTCCCGTACAGGTCCTCGAAAGTCACGATCTTCCCTCCCTGGCCGCGCGCCGTTCGCGCGTACCGCTAGGTATAACGCACCGCGTACGCGGGGCATTCCCGGAAACGCAGAAAGTCCGGGATTTCTCCCGGACTCCTGCTCTATTCCGCGAACGGGTCGCCGGACAGCGCGTACAGCACCCTGTCGACCAGGGCGAGGATCTTAACGGCCATCGTACGACCCGCACTCCATCCCGGTGCAGCCGCAGGCCAGGACCCACCAGTATACGCCCTCGCCGGCGAAACCGGAGTTAGACCCGTACTCCGTAACGTACGTCGCACCGTGCGTCTCGCAGTCGGCGGAGTCGTCGTGCGACGTCTCGATAATCGCGTAGCACGATCCGTGGCCGCAGAGCGGCGCACCTTCGGCCAGTTCGATCGCGGAGAAGTAGAGGCAGGTCGGACCTTCGATCGCCGGCGCAGGATCGGGACCAGGCGGGCACGGCTCATGGTGGATCGTGCGGCAGACAGGGCAGTACTCAGCAGCCACGGTATCGGGCCTTTCTCCTAGGTATAGGTCGCAGTCGCGTACCTACGGCACGAGGCCAGGGCAGTCCTGGCCTCGCACCGTCAGCACGCGCTACTCGGAAACGATCCGGCCGTTCACCTCAGCCTGGAACGTCCCGTAGGAACGGAGCGTAATCAGCACGAACCGCCGCTCACGCTCGGACAGCGTCCCCATCTCCGGGAAGTGCTTCTCCACCCAGGCGCAGAAGTCCGCAACCTTACCGTCGACCGGCTTAGTCAGCGCACCCCGGTAGCCGGACTCGTGCTCGGACTTCTTAGCCGCCTTAGTCGCCTTAGCAGCCGCGCGGGCAGCGGCCAGTTCCTCCTTCAGCCGCGCGATTTCCGCAGCCGGGTCGGCGGGAACGCTCGCGGCCAGTTCCGCCTTAAGCGCCTCGACGGACACGACGGGCAGCGCGGACGGCGCCGGAGTCTCGGTAACGTCCGCTCGCTTCTCCGGGGAGCGGCCAGCGGTACCCGTACCGCGCGGCTTAGCGGGTGCCTTCGGAGCGCTACGCGGGGTGCTCTTACGGGTCGGGATCGCGTTCGCGGGAGTAACGGCCATTTTTTCGCCTCTTTCGGTCCGGCCGGTCGATCCGGCCTTACAACCCCAACCTTACCTGGCCGCACCCGCGAAAGCGAACCGGGCGATGGAGACGTACGTCTCTTCGGCAACGGGAATGCCCCCGATCCGTCTGGCGTTCGCGCGCCGCGCGGAGGGAGAAGAGGTAGCGGCCAGAGCATTTCGAAACTCCAAGTACTTAGCTCCCTGGCCGTCTGGCCGCGCGGCCAGCGACCGCACCGCAATTCGCCCGAAACCGCTGGCACGCGCGAATAGTTAAGGGCTTAGGGATTCGGCGCGCGCGGAAATCGCTGGCGCGGAATCGCTGGCGTACAAATCTTTAGAAAGAATTCGTTCTAACGAGTTTCGTTCGAAGCGTCGAATAAGCGAGCGGTACCGCGCGTACGGTAGAATTGGGAACGGCCGCGAATTCGCGGCGAACGGACGACGAATGTGGGGAGTGAGAATGGCGCTAATCGCCGCTGAGGAAATTGCGGAGAATCCGCCAGAGTGGCTGGTCAAGGACCTAATCCCGTTTATGGGAACCGGATTCGTGTGGGGTCCCAGCCGAGTAGGCAAGAGCTTGCTCGTGAATGGCGAGCTTGCGCTGGCCGTCGCGAACGGGACCGAATTCTTCGGCCACGAGGTAGCACAAGGATCGGTCGCTATCGCGTTCGGTGAGGGATACTACGACGCCCGTACCCGCCTTACTGCGCGGCTAATCCGCGAACGGGAGGATCGGGAGGAAGTGGCCAGGCGACTAGCCGAGAGCAAGGGCGCAGACGCCGCGCAGGCCTGGCTAGAGACGCTGCCCGCGTACGACGATTCCGCGATCTACTTCCGAAACGAACCGTTCCTGCTACCGCTCGACAATGGCGGTGAGCCGACGCAGAGCCTAAAGGGCGCAATCGCGGAACTCAAGACCATCGAGAATCTCAGTCTCGTGATCCTGGATGCGCTGTCCGACTTCACTCCGAGCCTGAGCATCTCGAACAATGCGAGCGCGAATCGCGTCGTGTCGGGAATGAAGCTGCTCGCGCGGGAACTCGGCTGCGTAGTCCTGGCCGTAGCGCACCCAGTAACATCGGGACGCAAGATGGCGGGAGATGGGAGACTGTTTAATGCCTCGGATTTCGTAATCCAGGTAACTCCCGACGAATCTCCGGGACGCACGAGTATCGGCCAGGCCGCTACCGTGAACTGCGAGAAAGTGAAGTACGGGAAGCCGTTCGACCCATTCGGGTACTACGTCGACCGGATCTCGTGGGAGCACGAATACGTCGACGACGATGGCGAGCTAACCGGCGAAACTGCCCTGGCCGAATCCGCGACCGTACGGTCGATGGATCCCAGCGTCGGAGCGTTCGCGGACGCACCGCCGCGTCCGAAGCGAGCCCTACCGCGACCCGTCCGGGCTAGCGCTCCCCGACGCGCCGGCGTCCGGTAGGCCAGGGAGCGGACGGCCAGGGAGCGGCCAGGATCGTTCCCTGGCCACCTGGCCGCGCGGCCAGGGAGCGGAGAAAGATTTTGCGAACGTGGCCAGGTCGGGAATGCTGCCCGACCTGGCCGCGTTCCTACGTACGTAGGGCGCGCGACGGACGCGCGCCGGAGCGAGGGGAACGGTAAGATGCGATTCGGGATGCGGGTAGGGAATACCTACCTAAGCGGCGGCCTGTTCTTCTGGGCGATCGTGGGGACGGCCATCCTGGTCGGTACGCTGGCCAAGTACGTCGCGATCTGCCTGGCCTACTTCGCGTACTACGCCGCGCTGGGAATGTTCTGGGCTGCGTACTACGTCGTACGCGGGATCGCCTGGTGGGTCCGTGAGGGTGTGCGGATGGTGAACCGCGATTCGGTTTCCGCGCGGAGGATCTAGCGGGAACGCCAGCGCGGGACGATTCGCCAAACCCGCGCTGATCGAGCTGATCGAGCAGCTTGAGGCTGAGCACGAGATCGACGGCTGAGGCCAGCAGCCGTGCCGGCCCTGCGGGGCCGGTGCGGTGCGGGTCGACTGTAGTCGACTGCGGTGCTGTGCTGGGTGCTGTGCTGGGTGCTGTGCTGGGTGCTGGTGCAAGGGC